AAGAGAGATGCGCCCTGTTTCCCTCGTCTCGTTCTGGCCCGTCCGGGTTACTCACGGGCGGTCTGGTGTTACCGGCGCCAGGTTCGTCGCTCTACGGGCCTTGTGGGCGGGTGTACGGTGATGTCCATGAGCGACGCGGAACCGGGCACGACGGCGATCACGACGAAGACGAAGGACTACATGGGCCGCACCCTGCTCACGATCTCCACCAACGCCAAGGACTACATGGGCCGGGCGACGACGACGACCGTCGACTACCTCGGCCGAACTCTGCTCACCTGATCGTCGGTGTCGGTGGCGGTTGCTGCGCGAACCAGAGCGCCCACAACGCCGCCCTGAGCAGATCCTGTCGACCTTCGGAGACGAGGCCCAGCCCGTCGGCGACGGGACGCACCCGTGCCCCCGAGATCTGGGTGTCGAGGTCGGGGGTGTGGTCGTGGACGACTCGGCCGGCGGCGACCATCGATCGCAGCACCGCCAGCCCGCGGCGTGCTTCGGCGCCACCGGCCCGAGTCTTCAGGCCGGGCATGTCGTTCGGCACTGACCGCCACATCGAGGCGCCGACGAGGAGCTGTGATTGGGGTGATGCGTCGATGAACTTGCGTGCCCACACGAGTGCGTCGGCCCACGTGTCGCAGATCATGCCGTCGATTTCGTAGCGGTCTGCGTCGCTGGCGACGAATGCGACGGCGGCTCCGTTGCCGAAGTTGTCTTCGATGGCGACCCATCCCGGTTCGGTCGCTGCGACGGTGCCGGCGCATGCCGCCCACACTCCGTCGTCGAGCAGGGGTACGCCTGCGCCGCGTGATGCGAGGGACGGCCACCGGTTGTACCACTGGGCGTCTACGGCGACGCGCAGTTCGTGCCCTGCCGGTGTCGCCAACGCCCGCGCCACGGCCTCGCCGATGTCGAGCTCCCGGTTGTTCGACCAGTGCGGTGACGCCTGTCGGGCGGCGACCGGGTCACCGAGTTGCAGGGTTGCGTCGGCTGACCATTCGAGCATCAGCATCCGGCCGGGCGAGTCGAGGTCGGCGGTGCCTTGGAGCCGGTAGGTGGGCATCAGGTCGGTGCAATGACTGTGCGACGTGGACACGAGGAGGAGTTGTGCTTGTTGGCGTTCGACGAGTGTGGGGGACAGGTTCTCGGTGATCGTGGAGAGCTTGACGCCTTGGGCTTCGTCGGCGATCGCCATCGACGCGGATGACCCGACGACGGCCATCTGTGACCGCACGACGTGGGCGCCTCGGTGGGCTTTGTCGATCTTCTCGGTGCCGGCCCCGCGACGCACCTCGAAGCCGAGTTCCAACGCTCGTGGGACGGCGAGCTGCCAGACGTCGAGGGCGTGTCGCAGGGTGTCGGCGGTGTGCATCACCAGTTGGGGTTCGCCGAACAGCCAGGCGGCTTCGGATCGCCAGTCGGCGATGATCGACACCAGCCATGATTTGCCGGATTGGCGTGCGACGGACAGGTATGCGTCGCGCCACACGAGCCTGCCGCCCTTGTCGTGTTCGAGGAGTCGGATGACGACGAGTTGCTGCCACCAGTAGAACTTGACGCCGCGTTCGACGCGTGCCCATTCGATGACCTTGGCCCCGTACGAGCCGACGGCGTTGGGGTGCGGGATCGTCATCAGGCGCGGCCACCATCCGTCGGCGGGTACGACCCGCACCGGGTCCAGCCACGGCACGTCCCACACGGGGGAGTCGACGTCGAAGCCGGCGGGGTCGTCGGCGACGGGGATGGCCGGCCCGTCGGGTCGGGCGAAGCGTGGTGAGCCGGGGGCTAGGTGGCCGCCCTGTCGTCGGGCACACGGCATGCATGACGGTACGAGTCGGCAGCAGCCGGAGCCTTCGCGGTGGAAGTGTCGGGATAGGGGCGGCTGGTGGTCGGCTGTGGTTGCCGGGTTCGGGCAGTACGAGCATTTGGGTCCGCCGTCTAGGCATGCTTTGCGTGCCCGTTTGTATTCGCGGGTCGTGTACACCTTCGCTGATCTGGATGGTCTGCCCATCGCGTCATTGTTGCATTTGCAACGTGTGCGTGGTATACGCTGTCGTCCCGTGGGCAAACGGGCCGTCGAGGAGCGTCAACTCCGTCCCGATGTCACGCCGAACGCCAACGACCCGGCGACTCATCCGCCGGGCACGGTGGGTCCGCCGTCTGCCGTGCCTGGCGACCCGCATGGTGTCCTGTTCGTGTCGGAGGGTGAGCCGGCTTCGTGGCCGAGGTCGACGATCCGGCCGTCGCCGTGGTCGGGGTGGCCGGCGGAGTGGGACACGCCGAACTGGTCGAGTCGGGTGGACGATTTGACGGATGTGGCGTGGGGGTGTGTTGATCTGATCGCGTCGTTGTTGGCGTCGATGCCGCCGTATCTCGTCGGCGCCGCCAGCTCGTTGGACGACGAGTGGTTGATCAACCCGGACCCGGACTTGTACACGTCGTGGCACGAGTTCGCGAAACAGTTGTGGTGGGATTTCATGTTGGGTGAGGCGTTCGTCGTGACGACGTCGCGGTACTCGACGGGGTGGCCTGCCCGCTTCCACGTCGTCGATCCGTGGTTGGTGAACGTGGAGATGGACGGCGCCGGCCGCCGCTACTCGATCGGCAACCTGGATGTGACCGGCGACATGTTGCACATCCGCTACCAGTCCCGCACGTCGGATGCTCACGGGCACGGCCCGTTGGAGGTGGGCCGTACCCGTCTGCTGGCGTCACGGTTGTTGGGCCGGTACATCTCGAACTTTGTCGGTGGCGGGGCGGTGCCGTCGGGGATCATCACGCATCCGTCGGCGTTGACGGCCGAGCAGGCGGCCGGGCTACAGGACCAGTGGCTCGCCGCACGCTCGTCGATGATGGGCCTGCCCGCGGTCCTGTCGGGCGGGGTGGAGTTTCAGGCGACGCAGCAGTCACCGGCGCAGATGGGGATGGTGGAGCTGGCGCAGATGACCGAGTCACGCGTGGCTGTCCTGATGCGGGTGCCGCCGTTCCTGATGGGCCTGCCATCGGGTGGGGATTCGATGACGTACTCGAACGTTCAGTCGATCTTCGATTATTTCTGGCGGTCGGGGTTGAAGTCGCGGGCCGATCCGGTGGTGCAGGCGTTGTCGGGGTGGGCGTTGCCGCGGGGGACGACGGTGGAGGTGAACCGTGACGAGTTCGTGCGGCCTGGCCCGTTGGAGCGTGCTCAGACGTGGCAGATCCTCATCGGGTTGGGTGTGATCACTGTGGAGCAGGTTCAGGAAATCGAACGGTTCACGATCGCCGCGCCGTCGACGACGTTGACGTCTGGAGTGTTGCAATGACCGACACGATGTTGGATTCGCCGCCGCGGGCACCTGTGGAGTGGCGTGCCGCCGTCGAAGTGTCGGCCGTCGACTTCACTGACCGCACCATCGAGGTCGTCGTGGTGCCGTACGACGAGGAGACGACCGTCGAGTATCCGCCGGGGTCGGGCAAGTTGATCGTGGAGTCGGTGAACCGGGGAGCGTTCGACGGGTTGGAGAAGCGGCCGGGTCGGGTGCGGGCGAACCGTGACCACGACGTGACGAGGACGGTCGGTTTGGCGAGGGCGGTTCACACCGACCGGCAGGTGGGGCTGGTCGGTGAGGTGTACATCTCGCGGACGTTGCTCGGTGATGAGACGTTGCAGCTCGCCGACGACGGTGTGCTGGGGGCGTCGGTGGGGATGGCGGTGAAGCCGTCGGATCAGGTGTGGTCGGATGGTCGGCATCGTCGCCGGATCGCCAGAGCGTTCCTCGATCACATCGCTCTGGTCCCGAACCCGGCCTATTCGGGGGCCGAGGTGTTGGCGGTGCGGTCGGTGTCGCCGCCGGTGTGGGAGCAGCCGCCGGCGACGCCGTACCTCGACGAAGTGCTCGCCTACCTGGCGTCCTTGACACCGAAATGACATCCGTGTAATTCTTGTCGGCGAGTAGTCAGCATTCGCACTACCGGGCGTCTGGTCCATGTAGAACGTGGCGGTCCGTAGCGGGTACGAGCGCCCTACGTCAGAAACCCATCTGTTTCGACGTACCGGAGGCCAGCCGTGCCCGCACCCGCACCCCACACCGACGCCATGATTCGTCGCCTCGAAGGCGAGATCGAGGAACGCAACCAGCTCATCCAGGGCATGGCGCAGGACGCCCAGTCTGCCAACGGTGGCACCGGCCGCGACTTCGAGTCGGGTGAACGCGAGACGATCAACCGGGCGCGTGCCCGCATCTCCGAACTCGTCGAACAGCTCGAACCGCTGCGTGAGGCGTCACGCATCGCCATCGACGCCCGCCAACGGGCCGAGGTGATCAACACCGAGATCGAACGGATGCGTGGCCGGGGCGAACTCCGCGGCGACGTCGAATACCGTTCGGCGGCCGCCTACATCGCCGACTTCTACTTCGGTGCCCTCGGTGACCGCGACGCTAGCGACCGGCTCGAGGTGTTCAACCGCACCGCCGCCCACCAGATCACCACCGACAACCCCGGTCTGCTCCCGGAGCAGATCGTCGGGCCGCTCGTCAACTTCATCGATTCGGCCCGTCCGGTCGTTTCGTCGATCGGGACCACGCCGCTGGGTACCGGGTCGTGGGCTTACGCCAAGGTGACGCAGCACACACTCGTCGGCGAGCAAACCTCCGGTGAGAAGACGGAGCTGTCGTCGCGCAAGATGACGATCACGAAGACGTCGATCACCCCGGTGACGTACGGCGGCTACGTGAACGTGTCTCGCCAGGACATCAACCGGACCTCCCCGCAGATCCTTGACATGGTGATCTCGGACCTGGCCGCCCAGTACGCCATCGCCACCGAAGCCGTGGCCTGCACCGACCTGCTCGCCGGGGCGACCGCCGGCACCGCTCTTGACGCGTCGCCGTCGGGCGACGAGATCGCCGCGGTCCTGTGGGCCGCCGTCGCCACCACGTACAGCAACGTCAAGGGTGCCGGTCGGGTGCTGCTCGCCGTCGCGCCGGGTGACCTCGGCAAGTTCGCCGGGTCGTTCGCCCCGTATGGGGCGACGAACTCGCAGGGCACCGGGTTCACGGCCGGGTCGTTCGCGTCGGGTGCGATGGGCACCATCTCCGGGATTCCGGTGGTGATGACTCCGGGTCTGTCGACCGGTCAGGCGCTGTTGATCAACACGGCCGGGGTTCAACTGTTCGAGCAGGGCGGCTCTGCTCTTCAGGTTGTCGAGCCGTCGGTGTGGGGTGTGCAGGTCGGCTATGCCGGCGATTTCGAGACGGTCGTGATGCAGACCGGTTCGGTCATTTCGATCGACACGGTGCCGTGACCGACGCACCCGCCGGGTTGCAGAACTCGGCTGCGGTCGGTGTCGACTACGCCGCCCCTGTCGTCGAGGTGCCGGCGCCGGTCGTCGAGCCTGAGAAGCCGGCGAAGGCGAAGGGGTTCGATCCGGGCGAGCACACTGTCGCCGAGGTTCACGACTATCTGGCCGCCCATCCGGCCGACGCCGACGCTGTGCTGGCCGCCGAGGCCGCCGGTAAGGCGCGGATCACGCTGGTCGGCGAATAGTCGTGGCGTCTCCCCCGCTTGTCGGCGACTGGTGGCAGATATGTCACGACGAGATCGTGGCGCGTGCCTTGTCGGCGATGCGGATGGATCACGTGTCCGACCCGGACCTCTGCCGGGTGTCGGAGGCCGCCGCCACGGCGGGCCGGTTGATTGACGAGCGTCTGGACAGGTGTACGCCGCTGCCGGTGTACACGCCGGCTCCGATCCTGGCTGCCGCGGTGGAGGCCACCGTCGTGCTGTACCGGCGTAAGGACGCGCCGTTCGGTACGACCGGCGGCTGGGCCGACAACGCCGTCGCCACGCCGATCTACTCGGATCCGCTCGAAGGCGTGTATCCGATGATCGCCCCGTATCGGGAACGGGCGGGTGTGGCGTGACGCTCGCCCTCGCCGCTGCCCGCACCGCATTGCACACTGTGCTCGCACCGCTGCTCCCCGCCGGCCGCGTCCATCTGTATCCGCCCGCGCAGCTCGTCGCACCGTGTGCGTGGATCGATCAGCCGTCGTGGTCGATCGTCGACGGCCTGACTGTCGCCGAGTACCCCATCCATCTCGTCGCCGACGGCAACCCCGACGAACAATGCCGACTGTTGGACGGGATGGCGGATGCGGCGTGGACGTTGATGACCGGCCCGTACATCCCGCTCGACGCCACGCCCGGCTCGGTGGATGCCGGCACATCCGACGCCGAGCTTCACGAGTACGTCATCACCGTTCAGGTGTGCGTCGACGCTGTCACGTTCTGTCCCCCGACCCCGGCGTCCCTGCCGGCCTGGCCTCAATCGGTGACGCCGTGACGCTGTCGTTCGCGCCGCGCCTTCTCCCGCAACCGGTGGCATTCACGACAGAACGGGTATCCGCCGCGGGGGCCGATCTTCAGGAATTCCGGCCAGGGGTGCCCCTGCGGACAGGCGTCGCGTTCGGCGTTGGGGACGTGAACCTGTCGACCTTCGGTGCGTCGAAGCGCCTCCGCTCGTTCGCGGTGGCATGCGAGGCAGTACCGCTTGGTGGCGTAGGGGTAGGCCACGACTCGGATGTCCGTCGCGGGGTGCCCGTTCGGGCATCCGCCCCCGCGACCCTCGATCGCCGCACGGCTGCGCCGCTGGGCGTTGACTTCCTGGGTCACGGCTTCGAGGTGCTCGATGTTGACGCACGCCCGGTTCATGCACAGGTGGTCGATGACCATGCCGTCGGGGATCGGGCCGTTCGCCCATTCCCACGCCAGACGGTGGACGCGATGCCCGCGGTCCTCAAACCACATGATCCCGTAGCCGTAGTTCGTCTGTCCCTGCCACACCAAACACCCCGACGTTTCATCTCGTTGGACGCGGGCCTCGAACCGTTCGACAGCTGTTCTTCGCATGTCGAAACCTTATCACAGGAGGAATAGTTGCGATGGCAACTCACGTCTTTCAAATAGAAACGGGCAAGTTCGGTTTGTCGATGGTTGACACCGCCGACACCGGCTACCTGTCGGAGTGGCAGGCACCGAACGGTGTCGACGTGGAGACGGCGGCGATCGCCAACTACGTGTCCGGTTCGCTCGGCGACTTCTCGTGCCAGGTGTCGTCGGGTGCCCTGTCGGCATCACCCAACACCACCACCGATAGCACCCCGGCCACGTTCTGCTCCCCGGAGGAAACCACCACGGGCGTGGGCGTCACCAGCTACACGCTCGACGTGACGTTCCTGCAAGACCCGGACCTGATGAACGGCATGAACCGGTTCCTGTTCGAGCATGACACCGAGGAGGCGTACTTCTATCTCGGCCTCAACGCCGACGTGGCACCGAAGGCGATCGGCCGTTGCCGGATCATCGCCGGCACGATCGGCGGTGACGCCCGCACCAAGCTGACGGCCACCTTGTCGCTGCCGTGCAGCCGTAAACCGGACATCCTGTTCGGTTCCGGCGTGTCGACGGTGCCGATCGAAACGTTCGCGTAGACGTGTTGTGGACATCCGCATCACGAGCAAAGGACCAACGTTCGAGCAGGTGAGTCGGGCCATCGTGCGTGACGTCGAGAAGGCGACACGCAAGGTCGGCCGTGACGTCGCCAAGGTCGGCAAGGCGGCGATCGCCGCCGGGGAGGCCTCGTTCCGAGGCAAGAAGCTCACCGCCTCCACGAGGCAACGGGTGTCGGGTCAAAGCACGACGGTCATCTTCCATGCCAAGCCGGCGGGGGCGTGGGCGATCCGCGAATCCGGCGCCAAAGCCCACATGATCCGACCGAAGCGGGTGAAGGCGTTGCATTTCGGCGGTCGCTTCGCCATGTCGGCGCCACATCCCGGCGCCCGCGGCAGTCGACGGTGGACGGTGGCCGGTGACCGCCTCGAGGATGCCGTTGAACCAGCCGTCGAGAACGCATACGACCGGGCGTTGACCTGATGGCAGATAAACGTCTGGAATACGAAGTCGTCGTAAAGGGCGACAAGGCTGTCTCCGAACTGAAGAAGGTCGGCGAGGCCGGTGAGAAGGCCGGCAAGCAACTCGCCGACGGGTTCAAAGATGTCGGGTCGAAATCGGACGCCGCGTTCGACAAGGTGATCGGCAGCCTGAAACAGGTCACCGAGGAGTCGAAACGGACGATCGAGACGGTCGGCAAGATCGGCGACAAGTTCGGCGAAGGGTTCGACCCGCAGGCGACGGCGAAGCTCGTCAACTCGCTACGGCAGGCCGGCGTCGAGTTCGACACCATCGAGGCCCGCGCCGACGAGCTGGCCGACACGATGCGCCAGATCGACAGCATTCGCATCGAAGGCCCGGGCGCCGGGCTGCGCGATATGTCGTCGGGGATGGACGCCGTTCGGAGTAGCGCCCACGGTGTCAGTGACGAGTTAGGTCACGTGCGGGACAACTCGAACCAGTCCCGCTCCGTGCTCGCCAACCTGTCTGGTAACGCTGCCCAGGATTTGGGCGAGTTGGGTGGCGTCGTCGGTTCGTTGGGTGTCGGCATCGGCCAGCTCGCCGAGTACGCCGTCGACGGCAATATCAAACTGAACCAGCTCGCCTCGGTGGCGGGACCGATGGCCGGCCTGTCGGCGGCGCTCCTCGTCGTGCAAACGATGATGAAAAACATCTCCGAGACAAAGGCGTTCGACAAGAAGCAGGCCGAAGAGTTTGCCGCCGCGATCGACGACGTCGGTGACAGTTACGCCGCCGTTATCCAGATCGCCGAGAGCGGCGGGTTGCAGGGCCGTGTACAGGGCGGCGGGCTGCTGAACGAGGTGTTCCCTCGGAAAGAGACGGTCGACCTCATCGATCAGCTCGATCGTCTCGGGTTGAAGATCGCCGACGTCCAAGAGGTGATCCGTTCCGGTGCCCGGTTCCAGGAGTTCCCCGACTGGATGGCAGGCGGCTCCGATGCTGCCGTCAAGTTCAATGACCTGCTCGCGGAACTGGAGGCCCAGGGACTCGACACGTCCGGGATGCTGGAAACGTTGCGCGAGGTGACGGCCGGTTACACCGACGCCAACATCGGGGCCGCCGCCAAGGCCCGCGTGTTCGCGTCGACCATGGAATCGGTCAACGAGCAGTTGCGAGATATTCGGATCGAGGACGACCCGCTGTCGGTGCTGTCCGACGGCGTGATCCAGTTCGGGGATGTGACGGTAGACGCTCGGGTGTTGTGGCGGCAGTTCGTCGCCGATCTTGCCGACGGCAACGCCGACATGGAAGCGACGGCGATGGCCGCCGATGTGTTCGCTGCTGCGATGCATCTGTCGGTACCCGAAGTTCTCGCCCTGGCCGACGCTCAGAACGAAAACGCCATCAGTACGGAGGACGCCGCCGCTGCGATCGAGAACATCACCGAGGCGTTCGAGGGCCAGACCGAGGCTGTTGCCGACGGTATCCAGGCGTGGAAGGACCACACCGAAGCGGTGCAGGAAGCGGCCATCTCGATCGGCAAGGTGCTCGACGAGATACCGGATGTGGCCGGCGCCCTCGAAGCCGAGTTCGGCAAGGTCGACGACATCTTCTCCGGGCTGGCGTTCGACGTCGATTTCCAACCGGCGTTGGACGACGCCCTCGACGACCTGAACAGCTTCGAACCTGATTTGCAGACGGTCGCCGACCGGTGGGCCGACATCCTGCGCGGGCAGCCGATCGACATCTTCGGCAACGTGCGTGCCGATGACGACGAGTTCATGGAAAGGATCGGCAAGCTGCGCGACCTGTTCCAAGAGGGCGTCGTGAACGCGTTCGGGCAGGGTGGTATCGACGCCGCGAACACGTTCGTGCAGTCGACGGCGGCGCAGATCGCCGCGTCGACCGGGTTGGACATCTCCGAGGTGTACCGGATCATGGGGTTGGGGCCGGATGGGTCGGTCACTGCGTTGATCGAACCGGAGATTGATCAGACGCATGCCGATCAGGCCCGTGCGATCCTCGACGCGCTCGCCGGGGTGGAGGGTGGCGAGGCGCGGGAGGCCCGCATCCATGTCGCGTTGGAGACGGGGGCGATCGACGGCGACATCGCATTCATCGCCTCACAACTCCTAGCGCATGAGGCGTTGGGTATCCCGGTCGATCTGTCCGAGTTCTCGCAGGCCGACGTCGACGAGGCGCAGGCGTTCCTCGACGGGCAGACGTGGACGGCGTCGATCGAACCGGAGGTGTCGCCACCCGCACAGAACCGCACCGACCAGGAACTCGAGGAGTTGGCCGCGGAACGCACCGCCACCTATGTGACCGAAGCACCCGGAGCCGGGGATACGAACACCGAGTTGGACAACGTCGGCAAAGGGTTGTGGACGAGCCTGTGGGGCGGCCGTGGCCGTGTCGCCACCTACAGGACGGAGGCACCCGGCGCCAGCAACCTCAACAAGATCCTCGACGCCATCGCCCGGACCCGCACCGCACAGATCAACCTCAACACCAACCCCGACGTCTTCGACCTCAACCACGCCATCGACTTCGCGTCCCGTGACCGCACGACCCACATCACGCTCGTCTCGCATGCCGCGGGGGCCTCCAGTGGCGGCGGGACCGTCGGAGTCGGAGGGGCGTCGTTCGCTCCGACGGTGGCGTCGTTCGCTGCGCCCGGCGTCGAAGCAACCAGCGATGTCGGGATCACCCCGTTCGCTGCGCCGACGGTGTCGTCGTTCGCCGCCCCGGTGTCGGTCACCACCGCCGCACCATCCACCACCGTCCACAACCACGTCACGATCTCGGCGGCGGTGATCGGGTCACGGTTCGACGTGCAACGCGCCGTCACCAAAGCACTCAGGTCGGCGCAACGGTTGAATGGGGCGCGGGTGTGAGCGTCGCCACCATCGAACGCCTCCCCGGCGTTCGTCCGTTCGTCGAGCTGGGTGTCGGCACCTCGTATGACGACGCCTCCACCGCACAGTGGGATGTCGACCACTGGGACGACGCAGACGATTCGTTCTGGGTTGGTGACCGGCCGTACTGGCTGGATGTCACCTGTCACGTGCAGGACATCGCCACCACCGCCGGGCGGGAGCGTGTCGTCGACCAGTTCGAGGTTGGCTCGGCGACGGTCACCGTTGACAATCGGGATGGCCTGTTCGACTTCCCGCTGTCGATGGAAGATCTCGCCGACGACCAGACCCTGTTGTCGATCCGGCCGGGCCGTTCGATCCGTATCGGTGTCGAAGTGTCGATCCCGGCACTCGGCCCGTCGAGGACGGTGGTGTTGTGGGCCGGTTACATCGACGGTGCCAACCCCACCTATGACGCCGTCGAAGGTGCCCGCCTCACGTTGGAGTGCATCGACGCCAAAGGTGACGCCGGCCGTGCCGCAGTCGCCGCCGTCGCCACCCCGGTCGGTGCCGGCGAAACGGTCACCCAACGCATCGACCGTGTCTTGGATGCCGCTGGCTGGCCGAACTACCGGCGGGACATCGACACGACCGGCGTCACGCTGATCGCCACCGAACTCGGCTCCCAATGCGTCGACCTGTTGAACGTGGCCGCCGACTCCGGTGGCGGCTCCATCTTCGGCGACCTCGGTGACCTCGGCGACGGCGACCCTCGTGTCGCCTACCGGCAACGCGACTTCCCGAACTACTCGAACAGCGAGCCGCCGCTCGGCACGATCGGCGACTACGGCTACCCCGGCGTCGCGATCCAACCCGCCTACATCGTCACCCTCGTCGACGACGGCACCGGGTTCGTCACGGCGACGGTGCCGCCCGTCACGTTCGTCGAAACCCCGCCCGCCTCCGGGGTGTACACGACGACGCTGCCGGCAGACCTGGAATGGGTCGACGTCGTGCCCGGCCTCGTCGAGTTCCACGGTGGCGGCGCCACCGAACGCATCCCGGCCGACGTCTGCCCATCCAACTGGGAACTGACGTTCAACCGGGCCGACATCACCACACAAGCTCTGCTCGGCCGCCGCACCGACGACGTCCCCCGCATCTATCCGACCCCGGCGATGGAAGCCGACCTGTCCACCGGCACCCAAGCCGGGCTGTCCATGTTCGGGGTCGAACCGTTCGAACGCACCGACCTCGAAACGTTGAACGACGCCGACCTCGACTGGCTCGGCGAACGCATCCTGACGAACCGGTCATGGAAGTACATGCCGCGGGTTAACGCCGTCACCGTCACCGCCAAAGCATCCGCACCGGACACTGTCGCCGTGCTCGCCGACGCCTCCCCGTTCCTGCCGGCCCGATACCGATGCCAACACAAGATCGACGATCGGGTCGTGTTCAACCGGGTCATGTTGGTGACCGGTGTCGAGCATTCCATCTCGCCGGCCGGCTGGGAGGCCCGCATCGCCCTGGACGACGCCGAACCGTTCCTCGTCGGCGGTGCCCAACCTGTCCGTTGGGACGAAACCGACCACGCCCTGTGGGACTTCGCCACGTGGGCCGACCCGACCTGACGAGGAGCACCTATGGCAACGATCGCAACCGTCTCACCTACCGAACTGATCCGGTCGACGTGGGGCAACTCGGTCGCCTCCGAGTTCAACACCCAATGCGTCAAGGTCAACGGTGCGATCGGTGACGGCACCTCGGTCAGTCAATGGATGACCGGCTCGTTGACGATCCACGCCACCCCGGCGTTGAAGCTGCGGAGCGGGAGCGACACCCCCACCATCCAGTTCGAGACGACGGGCGGCGGAACCCTCGCCACCGTGTTCGCCATGTCGACCGGCCTCCGTTACAACGTCAACACCGGCAGCCTCCACGCCTTCAACGTCAACGCCGCCCAACGCATGAGTGTCGACAACAACGGCGCCGCCATCAGCGGGTCGTTGACGGTGACCGGCACCGGTTCGTTCGGCGGTTCCACCGGCCAGGTCAAATGCATCGACACGGCGGGCGGTAACTCGGCGTACGTCGCGTTCCACGGTTCCGGCACCGTCGCCGCGCCCGGCACCCGCCACGGCAACGTCGGCTTCGGCAGCTCCACGACGCTGCAACTGGTCAACGAACGTGCCCCCGGCCCGGTGACGATCCAGGCGGGTGGGACGGGCGCCCTCAACATTCAGACGGGCACGTCGGGGCCGATCAACCTCACCGCCGGATCGGGTGGCACGATCGCTATCACGTCGGCCGGCGGCGGTCACGTGTTCCTCGACGCATCCGGGACCGGCGTCATCAAACTGTCGACGGGTGGCGCCGAACGTGGCCGCATCGACTCGAACCTGATGTGGGGCAAGACGTCACCCGGCGAAGCACTCGCAGGGGTCGAACTGTTCGAGGGCGGCACGATCTACTCGACGACACAAACCAACGGTGTCGCCAACATGCGTATCCGCCACAACACGAACGCCGACAACGCCGGCTACATCCAGTTCGTGAACGCCACAGGCGGCGTCATCTCGCAGATCCAACAGGACTTCGTCACACCGTTCGGCATCGAGATCACGAGCTGCGCCGTCACCGCCCCATCCGACTACCGGTTGAAAAATGACCTCGGCCCGATCGTCGGGGCGTTGACCCGGATCCTCCAGACCCAACCGAAGCATCTGGCGTGGAAGGACACCGGCTCCCAGTTCGACGGGTTCATCGCCCACGAACTGGCGGCGGTCGTACCGGAGGCCGTGTCCGGTGAGAAGGACGCGGTGTACGACGTCGACGAGGCCGAGCAGATGGGTGTCGAGACGGGGGCGGTCAAGGCGCAGCAGCTCGACCAGACCCGGTTGATCCCGTTGCTGACTGCCGCCGTGCAGGAACTCGCCGCCCGCCTCGAAACGCTCGAGGCCGGCTGATGCCTGTCGATCGTCTCGTCGGTGTCGACCATGTCGACCCGCGTCTGCCGCAGTCGGTGATCGACGCCTCGACTGGCACGTCGGTCGCCGATCTCGCCGCCGGCACCCACACCCACACCAAGACCGAAGTCGGCCTCGCCAACGTGGATAACACGGCCGACGCGTCGAAGCCGGTGTCGGCCGATCAGGCCGCCGCCGACGCTCTCAAACTGAACCTGACCGGCGGCACGCTGACCGGTTCGCTGATCATGCACAGCACGATCTCGGTGCGGAACGTCGGCGGCCTCACCACCTATGGGACGGTCACCGGGGCGAGCATGGGTGGCAGCAACGCCATCCAACTGGTGAACAGCAACGGCACCGCCATCCTCGGGGTCACCGCCGCCGAAGTCCGCTCCACGGTGCCTGTGCTGCTGCCAGGCAACCCGACCTCGGCGTTGCATGCCGCCCCGATGCAATACGTCGACGCCTCCCGGACCGCCGCCAGGACGTTCTCCGCTGCCGGGGTCGCCCTCACCGCGCAGGCGGTCACCACCGAGACGACGGTGGTGACCCTCACCATCCCCGCCCAGTTGATCGCCGCGTCCGTCTACCTGTCGGCGTTGATCCGCTTCGACAAGACCGTCGCCACCGACGGTCACATCGTCCGCATCCGCGACGGCGGCACCGAGGTCGCCTCCTGGTACTCGGGCGCCGGCACCGTCAACAACTCGGCGTCTCTCCACTGCGTCATCGCCGCGCCGGCCAGCACCGCCCGGACGATCACCGCCACGATCATCCGCGGCACCGGTACCGGCACCATCTCCACGTTCGCCGACGTGGTCACCGACCGCGTCGACGCCCTCTGGTTCCCGACATGACCGAAGGAGCACCCATGAACGACACCCTCGAACAGGTCGGCAACGGACACGTCGACGCACCCGACGCCCGCGTCGCCGAACTCGAACTCGCACTCGCCCGTGAACGCATCGTGCGAGAAAACCTCGCTGCCCGTGTCGGCGCGTTGATCGCCGAGAACCTCGAACTACTCGTCCGTCTCAACGAACAGGAGGCCGCACCGTGAGCGTGCCCGCCAACGTCGGGTCGGTGACCGTCACCGGCACGTTCATTAACCTCGCCAACGGCGCCCCCGCCACCGGCACCGTCACGTTCGAGCCGGCACCTAACCGGCTGGTCGACGCATCCGCCGACGCCATCCTCATCGGCATCCCCGTCGTCGCCGCCCTCGACGTCGACGGGTCGTTCACCGTCGAGCTGGCCGCCACCGACGACGTCGACCTGAACCCGGTCGACTGGACGTATCTGGTCACTGTCCGGTTGACGTACCCGTCACGGGGTTGGCGGTTCGCGATGTCGGCGCCGGCCGGCGCGGCGATCGACCTCGCCGACGTCGTCCCGATCGAGTCGTCGACCGGTGACGCCATCCTTGTCGGCCCGCCCGGCCCTGACGGGCCTGCCGGGCCGGGGGTGCCGGTCGGTGGGAACGCCGCCGAGGTGCTCGCCAAAGTCAGCGGCGACGACTTCGACACGGTGTGGGTTCCGGCGTCGGCACCCGGCGCCCACGCCGCGACGCATGCGTCCGGCAGCTCCGACCCTGTCACGATCGCCGAATCACAGGTCACCGGCCTCGCCGCCGACCTGGCGGCGAAGGCCGACAAGTCGACGACGATCGCCACTACCGCCCCCCTCAACGGTGGTGGCGACCTGTCGACGGGCCGGTCGCTCACCGTCGCCACGTTCACGTCGACCACGTCGGGTGTGGTGCCGTTGTCGGGTGGCGGGACCGTCAACTTCCTGCGGGCCGATGGGACGTGGTCGACGCCGGCCGGTGGCGGCGGGGGCGGGATCACCACCGAGGACGCCGTCGACGCCGTCGCCACGGCTCTCGTCGAGGGTGTCGGCATCGACATCCTCTACGACGACGCCGGGGGCACGATCACCGTCACCGCCGACAAAACAGAGATGTCACTCTCCAAGTCCGACGTCGGCCTCAGCAATGTCGACAACACGGCCGACGCCGCCAAGCCGGTGTCGACGGCGACGAGCACCGCCCTCGGATTGAAGGCCGACAAGTCGCAGACGATCACCGGCACGGCGCCGATCACGTTCACCGGCAGCCTCGGCACGTCGCCGACGGTCGCCATCTCCGACTTCACGGCGACCACACGTGGGGCGGTGCCGAACCCGACCGCCTCGAGCGGCAGGTTCCTCAAGGATGACGGCACATGGTCATCGCCGGCGTCTGTGATCTCGGGTGTCGGCGGCGTGTTCCCGTTCACCTACAACACGACCGTCACCGAGCCGCCGATCGGCAACCAGCTCCGCGGCAACAACGCCACGTTCACGTCGTCGACGAAGATATGGATCACCGAGACGACCACGGACGGCCTCGACGTCGCCGTCGGGCTGGGCCGCATCAAGGCCGGGTTCCAGGTGTACGTACAGGACTACAGCTCGTCGGCCCGTTACGCCCTGTTCAACGTCACCGCCGACTCGGTCGACAAGGGCACCTACTGGGAACTGACCGTCGCCATCGTGTCGTCGGCGGGGACGATCCCCGGCGGCAAAGTGGCGTTGCAGTCGCTGTCGGCGGCGCAGGCCAACAACCTGTTCTCCACGACGACGACCGCCGCCGGTCTCGCACCCGGCGCCAACGGTGCCGGCGCCACCGCGTTCCTCAACGGGACGGGGACGTGGACAACTCCGCTACCGGCAGCGTTGAACGGACTCGTCGCCGTGTGGAAGGGCACGCAGGCCCAGTACGACGCCATCGGCACGAAAGATTCCAACACCCTCTACGCCGTCACGGCATAAGGAGAAACAATGGCTATCAAGTTCTCGGCGACGCTGCGTACCGCGCAGGCCGACGCCATCACCACCGCTGTCGGCACATCCGGCAAGCTCCGCATCTACTCGGGGACTCGTCCGGCGAACGTGGCGGCGGCGATCACCGGCACCCTCCTCGCCGACCTGACCTGCAACGCGTCGGCGTTCGCTGCCGGCGCCTCGTCCGGGGTGTTGACGGCCAGTGCGATCACTGGGGACACGTCCGCTGACGCCACCGGCACCGCCACCCATTTCCGCATCTGGAAGTCGGACGGCACGACCGCTGTCATCGACGGTGACGTCGGCACCTCCGGTTCAGACCTGAACCTGACGACGACGAGCATCGTCGCCACCCAACCGGTGAACGTCACGTCGCTCGTCATCACCATGGGCAACGCGTAAACACCGAAACGGATCCCGGCTAACTGAACGAGGGTTGCTGTGGCGATCACACAGACGGGTTCGATCCTGCGTCTGCCGATAACGACGGCCAACAGCGGGACGGCGTCGTCGACGATCACCGTGCCGTCGGACGCCACCTTCGTCGCGGTCAGCGTGTCGGGCTACAGCTCCACCTCGAACTTCTACTCGACCGGGGCGATGACGTTCACGAAGGGTGCGACGGCGACGGCGATGACGTCGGCGTCACTGGCGGGCGACGCCAGCAACAGTGCGTGGATGTCGGCCATGTTCTATATGTTGGCGCCCGACGTCGGCACCAACAAGACGTTGGCGTGGGACTGGGCCGGCACCGGCACGGCGGAGCAGCCGACGATGTTGTCGGTGATCTTCTACAGCGGCGTCGACAGTGTCCGCAGTGCATCAGGCGGGCAGACCGGCTCGTCGGCGGGGCCGTACACGACGGGGACGTTGACCGCCGTCACCGGGGATCTGATCCTGGCCTGCGCCAACGGGTTCTCGGTCGTCGAAGGCACCGTGAACTCGTGGTCGAACCTGACGTTGATCAGTCAGGTGGCGTTCTTCGAGCCGGCTGACACGGCGTGGGCGTCTGGTTCGCCGACGACGGGCAGCACGACTGTCGCCGCCCTCACTACGACCAACTGGGAGGACGGCTCGATCGTCGCCGTCGTCCTTGTCCCGGCCACCGCGTCGGTCACCGGCACCATCTCGGTCACCGCCGCCGATGCCACGTCGGCGGCGGCCGGTTCGACGTCGGTCACCGGCACCATCACCGTCACCGCTGACGCCGCCACCAGCGCCGCGGCGGGCAGCCCGTACCACAACGGCACCATCTCGGTCACCGCCGCAGACGCCACGATGACCGCCACCGGGGCCGCCAGCGGCAGCGGTGACAACACCGGCACGATCGCCGTCACCGCCGCAGACGCCACGTCGGTGGCTGCCGGCACGACCACCGTCATCGGCACCGTCGCTGTCACCGCCTCCGATGCCACGTCGACCGGTGCCGGGTCGTGGACGATCACCGGCACCATCGCCGTCACCGCCGCCGCGGCGACGATGGCCGCGTCGTCGACGACCGTGCTGTCCTTCGCCTACCCGGTCGCCGTATCCGGCCGCAAACTCGTCGACCAGAACGGCGCCACGTATCTGCTCCGCAACATGTCGGCGTGGGGCATGGCGCAGAACGGGTCCGACGCCGAGATCACCTCCGCCCTCACATCGCTCGCCGGCACCGGGTACAAGTCCGTCACCGTCTGGCCATGCGGCGGCAACTACAACGACACCGGCTCCGGCTGGGTCCGTTACCAGAACAAGGCCGGCGCCAACTTCTTCACCGGCACCCCGTTGCAGTCGTCGCTCGGTGCGGCGTGGGCGTCGATGGACTGGGTGATGACCGAAGCCACCCGGCTCAACATGACCGTCATCTTCGCCGTCTGTTACACCGGCTGGTCCGGTGGTTCCGTCTCCCAAGGCATCGGCGACGACCTTTCCGCCGCCCAAACCGTCAGCCCCACCCACCCATACAACTACGGGCACGCCGTCGCCACCCGATACGCCGCCTACCCGAACATCGTGTGGGAACTCGGCACCGACTGGAACGTCACGTCGACCCTCGCCAACGCCATCGACAAAGTGTTCCAAGGCATCCGCGACGCCGAAGGCTCCACCCACCGTCTCGTCGTCGCCGAACCCGACCAAGACGAGACGTCGTACAGCCGGTTCATCTCCAACCAGGGCACCTACCCGACCGGATACGAATGGTTGCGGGTGTCGATCAACTCGAACTACGACTACGACACCCTCGACGTCGAACAGTTCGACGCCGTCTACAACGAGACGGGTGCCACCACCTTGCCGGTGTGGGATTGTGAACCGCCGTACCGGGGCGGCGACTGGTCCGGGCCGCCGACGCAGCAGGGTTTGCGTGAACGCGTCTACACGACGTTCATTCGCGGCGGTGTCGGCATCAACTACGGCGACGCCGACATCTGGCCGTTCGGGCTGACCGCACTCGGGGCGGGCGGCACCTACTCGGCGAAGGTCGCTCCGGCGTTGACCCGCGCCGAAACACTCGAGGCCGCCCACGCCTACTCGTTCGCCGACGAACACATCAACCACACCGCCTGGGCGCCGCACGACTCGTTCATCACGACCGGCACCGGGTCCGGTGACACCAAGGCCGCCGCCGGGTCGAAGGGCACGACCGCTGTCGCCTACTTCCCGAACAACCGCACTGTCGTCGCCGACACCACGATCATCACCGGCACCGCCAATGTCCGGTTGCGTTGGTGGGATCCGGTCGCGTTCACCTACACCGACATCGCCACCTCCGAAACACAGAACCCTTCCCGGTCGGTGACGTTGCCGGCTGCCCGCGGTGACGGCACCCGCGACTTCGTGCTCGTCGTCGACACCCCCACAACCGGCGCCGCCTACATCGGCACCACCCCGATCACCAACCTCCGCATCGGCACCACCTTGGTGACGAAGCTCTACGTCGGCACCACCCAAATCATTTAAGGACCACCCATGACCCGCCGCCTCGCCGCCCTCGCCGCTGTAGCCGTCGGCGCGGTCACCGCCACCCTGGCCCTCATGCCCGGCGTCGACGCCGGCTACACCCACCCCACCACCACGACACATCCGGCGTACACGACGACGACGGCAGCGGGTACCACCACCACATGTCCCGACTGCACACCGAACACCGTGGTGGCGACAACCACCACCGTCACTACCCCTCCGTCCAGCACCACTACAACGCCGCCTACCAGCTCGACCGCTACGAGCACCAGCACGACAACGGAGGCACCGACATCAACGACCTCGATTGGCACGACGACGTCTACGACAGTCGTGGTGACCACGCCTCAGACCGCCCCGACGACTACGTCCACGTCCGTCGCGCCGACTACGACAACCTCGTCGCCGCCCTCGACAACTTCTACGACGGCGTCGTCTACACCGACGACGACCTCCACGACGCTGCCCGCAACCTCGTCAAGCACGTCAACGACGACACTGCCTGACACGTTCACGTTCGGCGCCGCCGGCACCGTCTGCGTCCGGGAAGTGCCCACCATCCGCATCGAGTTCCGCAACCTGTTCCCGACACTCGCCGGCCAGACCGGCACCCTCACCATGACCGACGTCAACGGCACTGTCGTCGGAACGCAGTCGATCGTCTACCAGCCCGGCGCGACGGTCGACGTGCTCTACCCCGGCACGCATATCAATCCCGATGGCTCCGTGGCCGACGTGCCGGGGTGGAACCTCAACTCGGACGGGTTCTGGGTGCTCGATCCGAGTGACGCCGTGCTACGTGAGGGAATCTCCCTCACGTACACGGTGAACCCGACCGCCGGCCCGGTGCTCGTCACGTATCCGCCCGAGTCGTCGGCCTGCGCCAACCCGAACGGACCGTTCCCACCCACCACCACCACGACCACGCCCGTGGTGCTTCCCCCGACGAGGTGACCATGTCCGACGAACCCGTAGTCGAACACCCCACCGTCGAACCACCCGACTGGGACATCCCCGACCAGTTCGTCACCGACCCGGTCGACCCCGACGAGGACACCGATGAGTGACGTCCTCTACCCCGACGGCTACGGGACACCGGTCAGGATGGTCCCGATCGAAACGGTGTTCAACCGGCTCTCCGTCAAGATGCTGCACCCCGAATACCAGCGGCGGCTACGCGCCCTCATGGTCGCCAGCAAAGGCGTGCTCGGCGTCGGCGGCGCCGGCCGCCCCACCAGCCAACAGGAACGCGTCTTCTACGAACGGCACCGCCAAGTCTCGACCGGCGGGTGTTGCGGCTACCAAGGGAAACGCTGGCAGCTCCGCACTGGCATGGCCCACGCCGCCCCACCCGGCCGCTCGTTCCACGAACAACTCGTCGAAACCGCATCGGCCGCCGTCGACTTCGTCGGCGACCTCAGATGGTTCGCACAGAACTGTGAGGCGTACGGGTTGGAGCAGGCGACGTGGGGCGGGGAGGATTGGCACGGCCAGTTCACCGAGTTCCCGCACAGCGTCACCCAGTGGAAGGCGCAGGGTTCACCGAAACCGCAAACCTGGCAGCTCCCCGGTGACACCGTCACCGCGTCGGCGTTGGTCGGCCCCGACGTGTCGAAATGGAATCAGGGGCTGGTACCACCAGACCCGCACGGCATCGACTTCGGGATCTGCCGCGCCTCGATCGGCCTGACGCCGGATGCGTCGGCGCCCGGTGTCATCGCATGGTGCAAGCAGCGGAAGGTTCCGTTCTGCGCGTATCACTTCGTGTTCGAGCTGGCGACTCATCCGGCGGCGGGCCAGGCCGACACGTTCCACAAAGCCGTCGGCGGCGACCCCACGATCCCGTGCATGCTCGACTGGGAAGTCGGCCCCAAGGACTACTGCCACCCCACCGACGGCCACGAACAGCACGCCACATGGGACGACGTACTCAACGTCGCGGCGGCGATCCGCAAGCTCGGCCACAAGTGTGCGTTGGTGTACACGGCGAACTGGTATTGGCTCGAACAGGGCCGGCCGCTCATGTCGAACGCCGGCCTCGACCTCATCAACGCCCAGTACGGGGCGCAACCCTGGCCCGATGGTTCGCCGGGCGAGATCTACAACGCCCGCGGCGGCGACTACGGGCCGGGCTGGACCGGCTACGGCGGGTTGGACCCACAGTTCTGGCAGTACACGTCGCAGGCCACGTGGGGCAACCAACGCGTCGACTTCAACGCCTACCTCGGCAACCCGGCAGACCTCGGCCGCTGGTTCACCACCTGGCAGACCGGAACCCCACCCACCACATTGGAGGACGACGACATGTTGTTCACGAGCAAGAAGGTCATCAACGGTGTGACCACCTACTACGTCGGCGACGGCGTCCGCGCCACCGCTGTCGCACCCAACGACGTCGACACATTCAAAGCCAACGTCGAAGGCGCAGGCACCGCCCGCTGGCGACACCCCGCCCGCTCGAACCTGCCGATCCTCACGAAGCTCGCCGACATTCCCACCCTCAACGACGGGCAACGAGACACGCTCGTCGGAAAGCTGGCATAACCATGATCACACTCATCGCCGGGAACCTCATCGACGGACACATCCTGCTGTCCGACTGGCTGCTGCTCCTCGCCGCCATCGTGTTCATCGTCGCCGCCATCGTCGTCGCCGTGAAGACGCCGAAACCGTGGCTCGACTGGTCGGCACTCACGTCGGTCGGGTTGGCCGCCGTCGCCGTCGCCCTGTTAGTCGTGTGACGTGACCGAGGCGCGGCGGCATGCCGTGGAGACGTTCGAAATCATCTTCACGTTCGTTCGCCGCCTCGTCGTATTCGGCCTCGGCTGCTGGGTGATCGGCAACGCCCTCGTCAACCCCGAGGAACGCGTCTCGCAGCTCCTGATCGGGATGGTGATGGTCGGCGTCCTGCCCATCGAGAACGTGTTCAGTTGGCGACGCGGCCCAGAACAGACGCATCAGGATTCGATCTGAGCGCTTTCGATCAGCGTCGGTGTGTATAGGCGTACCCGATGATCGCCACCCCGGAGAGCACGCAGACGACACCGAGGACCGCAA